CCTGTTGAAATGCCAAGACTAGGGCAAAACGAAGGTGGAATGCCTGTTGATACTTATCCAAATATTCCACCAGAGGAAATGGAAGCAGCAATGGCTTCTCAACTTCCTGATGAACAAATGGAAGATGAATATATAGACTTCGTTATGGATAAATCTCTTAGCGAAGACGATCAAAATTATTTAGCAGTTAGGCTAGAGGAAGACCCTCGACTGTCTGATATACTAGACAGTATAGTTTTAACTGCTGGCGAGTTTACTGGGGCTGGAGCAGTTGAAGGCCCTGGTACAGGTGTGTCAGACTCAATACCAGCCCGATTATCGGATGGTGAGTTTGTATTCACTAGAAAGGCAACCGACCAATTAGGTGCGGCCAATCTCCAACAAATGATGGATGACGCTGAACGTGCCTATGACGGTGGGTATCAAAGGAAGGCTGTGGGAGGATATATGTTTGACGATCCTAGACAATCTGAAATTGCTTCACCAAGTTCAATTGATGAAGAAATTAAGAAAGCTATGATCGGATCTAATAAAATTCCAAGTCTTCAATAATTTTCGGCTACCTTGGTAAGACAAGCCCCATACAACTTGACGGAGTTGAGATGGCTACCTTGCTAAAACACAAGCCCCGAAGGAGATAGAGAAATGTCCGAAGTACAAATAGAGGAGCAAGAACAAGAACCTAATCCATATAATGCTAAGAAATCTTGGCATAAACCTGATCCCCCTAGCAGGGGTGACGCTGATGGATTGTTTTATCAAGAGCAACAGGCTACCCTCGATGAAGAGGCCCCTGATGACGAAGCTCCTAAAAAAAGAACTAATTATAAAAAAAGGTATGATGATCTAAAGAAACATTATGATCAGAAACTTTCTGAGTTTAGACAAAGGGAAGAACAGCTAGTAGCTCAAGCTCAATCTGCTCAACCTGCATATCAACCTCCTAAATCAGAGGAAGATATAGAGTCGTTCAGAGAAGAATATCCTGATCTCTATAATACTGTTGAGACTGTAGCTCATATACAAAGTCAGCGGCAAGTAGCAGACCTTGAAGCACAACTTCAATCATTGCGGCAACGTGAGAATGAAGTTATGCGAAAAGAAGCTGAAACTATTTTACGCGAAAGACATTCTGATTTCGATGAAATTAGAGGATCTGATGACTTCCATGAATGGGCAAATACACAGCCTGAACAGATACAAGACTGGATTTATAATAATCCTGATAATGGAGCTTTAGCATCAAAAGCTATAGATCTTTTTAAATTAGAAACTGGCATCGGGCAAAAATCTCGACCTACTAAAAATCAGCCCAGAGCTAGTAAGGGATCAGCAGCAGATATTGTTTCAACTAAAACAACTAATGTTGATCCTAAGCAAGCTAAGATATGGACTGAGCGGGAAATCGCTGCTATGTCCTTAGACCAGTTTGATAAACATGAAGAAGAAATCAAACAGGCCATGCAAGAGGGCAGAGTAGTTAAATAACAACTTTGTGTTAATAGGAGTAATTAACAATGGCTTATAATCAAAGCGATCAGTTTTTTGAACCGAGTACGGATACTAATGCAAACTTTGCAAACTCCGTTGCGGGTCAAACAAACTCATTCTTCTTGCCAAAAGTCTACTCTAAGCAGGTACTCAACTTCTTCCGTAAGTCGTCTGTTGCAGAAGCAATAACGAATACGGACTATGCTGGTGAAATCGCTGCTTTCGGTGACACGGTAAGAATTATCAAAGAACCTGAAATTACTGTTTATCAGTATGAAAGGGGACAGGATGTAACAGCAACTAAGTTGACTGATCAGGAAGTAACCTTGATCATCGACACTGCAAACGCATTCAAGTTTATCGTTGATGACATTGAAACAAACATGTCTCACGTTAACTTCCGTGACGTTGCAACTTCTTCAGCAGCTTACGCTCTGCGTGATGCGTTTGACGAAGGTGTAATTGCCACTTTGTTTGCTGGAGTTTCTGCTTCATCTCCGAACCACATTCTTGGTTCTGATAACGCCACTGACTTGGCTGCTGGTACTTTTGACGGTACTGGTAACTTGGACATTGGTTTTGGAACTAGTGAGCACGATCCTATTGACGTTCTTTCTCACATGGCCCGTCTTCTTGATGAGTCTAATGTGCCTGAAGAAGGTCGATGGTTCTTGGCTAATCCTGAGTTCTATGAGCAGTTAGTACAGACCTCATCCAAGTTGATGTCAGTAGACTTCAATGCTGGACAAGGTTCAATCCGAAATGGATTGGTAAGTTCTGGCAAGCTGCGTGGATTTGACATGTACAAGTCTAACAACATTGCCGCTACTACTAACGCAGCGGGTAAATGTATTGCTGGACACATGTCTGCTGCGTGTACTGCACAGACTATCACTAGCACAGAGGTTATTCGTGACCCTGACAGCTTTGGTGATATTGTTCGTGGTCTTCATGTCTACGGCGCGAAAGTGCTTAGGGGTGAAGCTCTGGTTTCTGCCTTCTACGGCATCGACTAAACCACACTGTAAGGGGGCTGGAATATGCCCCCTTTACTTTACATGGAGATTTTAAATGGCTCAAGTTGGCTCTGAAGAAACCCCTATGATGATTAAGGGTAATCGTAAAGGTAAAGTTCTTGGAATGACAGGACGATTCTATAGCCCTGAAAATAAAAAGAAATACGATGAAAACTATGAACGAATATTTGGGCATCAATCAGAGTTTGAAATAGCTAGATTAAAATCTAAAACCTTTTCTATGGATCAAGATTAATGCGTATTGGATTTAAAACAAGAGGCTATAAAGTAAAACCTGTTACTAGGAAAGGAAGAATGGGTTTAAATACTAGAGAGACTATGACTGAAGAAAGGCCAGGAAGGCCTAAAAAACTTCAAGGTCGCTCTATGTATGATAAAGTTTACGATATAGAAAATGCACTTTCTTTTTCAACTGGAGGTTCAGTGAAAAATCCTAGGAATAAAATGTATAACATGGGCGGCTATATTTCTATACAAGAAATGGAAAAAAAGTGTGGTACTAAAACTTCAAAAAATAGAATGAAGTAAAATGGCAACTTTTCTTAATCTAACTAATGAACTACTAAGGGAGATGAATGAAGTCGAACTGGCTTCAGGCAGTTTTTCAACAGCCACTGGTATTCAAGCACACGTTAAAGATTCAATAAATAGAGCATATCTTGACATTGTAAATGAAGAACCTCAGTGGCCTTTCTTAGCAGTTAATATGAGCGGGACTGTTGATCCATTATATGGAAATGTTGCTGTAGAAACAGTGGCAGGAACTCGCTGGTATTTGCTTAAATCCTCAAGTGATTCATTAACAACAGACTATGGTTATATAGATTGGGATAACTTTTACTTAACAACTGTAGGTGTATCAGGAGAAACTGCTCCTTACGAAGCTCGTAATTTAAGATTTACAACAATAGAAGAATGGAAAGATTATTTTAGAATTGGTGAAGACTTAGACGATGCTGATGCACAAAACTACGGAGTTCCTAAACGAGTAATAAAAAGTCCTGATAATAGAAAGTTTGGACTTAGCCCTATACCTGATAAAGTATATAAAATATATTTTTATGCTTATGTGCTCCCAACTGAGCTTTCATTATTTGGAGATGAAACAGTTTTTCCTAATATTTATAATACTGTTTTATTGAACAGGGCAAGATATTATATTTATCAGTTTAAAGAAAGTCCTCAGTTTTCTGCATTTGCTTTAGAAGATTATAAAAAAGGTCTAAAGCTTATGAAAAATAATTTAATGACACCTGAACCTACTATTATAAAAGATGATAGAGTGAGGTTTGTGTAATGTCACAACCATATGGGTTAGCCTGTACTGGAGGACTTCATACAAGTATTAACGAAATAGAAGCCTTACAGCAGCCAGGACTTGCAACAAAGCTTACTAACTTTGAAGTTGATACTGATGGTGGATATAGACGCATTAATGGCTTTAGTGTTTTTGGTGGAGGCTCTGCTGTAAGACCTAACAGTACCAATAAAATTCTTGGACTTCAAGTTTATGCTGACGGTGTTATAGCTTGTTCAGGAACTAATATTTATTTTAGTCAAGACGGGACAAGCTGGCTTCAAATAAATAAAGCTAGTGTAGCGTCAAGTGGAGATAATCACACAGCTTTTACAGGAAGATCTACATTAGCAAGAACTGATCAAGGGCAAGTAACCTTTGCAATTTTTGAAGGTATACATGATTATGGTTTAGTTTTAATTTGTGACGGTGCAAATGAACCATTCTTTTTTAGAATGGAAGGAACTGGAAGCCTTGCTAGTAGAACATTTTTTGCAGGAGAAGTAACTGTCTCAGGTACAAAAGCTCCTAAAGTTGGAGTTATACACGATAATCATTTTGTAGTTGCTGGTGCAGATACAGCGGATAATGTTATTTATTATAGCGGAACTAATGACCCTGATGATTTTACATCTACTGGATCAGGATCTATAACGCTTACTGATAAAGTTATAGGACTTGCAAGCTTCCGAAATGATTTAATTATATTTTGCAATAATAGTATATTTAAGTTACAAAATATAAATAATTCATCTACAATCGCAGTAGTTCCTATTACAGAAAATGTAGGGTGCATGGATGCACATACTATACAGGAAATAGGAGGTGATCTTGTATTTTTAAGTCCTGACGGACTTCGTACTGTAGCAGGTACAGCAAGAATTGGGGATACAGAGTTAGGAGTTATAAGCAATCCTATACAATCTGTTATTAAAGAAATAGC